ACGTAGTAAAGTGTGGTGCCGTAGGGGATCAGCCCGTCGTCGGACTCACTACTACTTCTGCCGCTAATAACGAAGCTACTACTATCTCTCTCGTAAACGGAGGTGGCACAGCTTTCGCAACTGCTAACGAAGCGATCACCGCTGGTGAATTCGTCTACACAGCAGCCGATGGAAAAATCACATCTAGTGTCGTCCTTCACACTAAAGTAGGAGTCGCATTAGAGACTTCTGCCGCAGACGGAGACGTAATCGAGATCGCTTTCTTCCAGTAATCCTTAACTTACTTTTTTAAAAAATGAGCTTATATACATCAGCAACTTTTAATCCTATTCTATCGGAGGCTCTTAACAAGATCGGAGCGAACCAATTCGTTGGTACACGCGTCCTTCCTGTTCGAGATGTCGCTACTAAGAATGGCCAATATCCAACATTCGGTGAAGACCAGTTCGATCTTAACGCTTCTAAAGAGCGTGCTTCTGGTTCTCTCTTCGCTCGTCGCGACTTCGCTTACGGCCAACAGGACTTCTCCTGTAAGCAGTATGCACTCGAAGGCGTCCTTCCAGACGAAGACGAGACACAAGCTAACGACGACGGAATCAGCGACGCTAAAGGCGCTATCGCTCAGAAGCTACAGCGCGATCTTATGGTCGGTCACGAGCTTCGTGCAGCGGCAGCAATGGCAGCGGCAGCCTTTAACGCAGAAGACGGAACAGCTGTAATGAGCAGTGCGTCTACAGCTACTCCTATCGTAGATATCCAAGGTGCTGTAGAGCGTCTTAACGGAAATGGTTTCTATGACGGCCTCGCTCTTATCATCGAGACTTCTCTCTTTAACGAGATGATTAACACAGACGACGTTCGTGGAATCTTTAACGGAGCCGGTCAATACACTAACCGCCAAGTTATCCTCGACGCTCTAGGTGTTAATGAAATCATCATTACTCCTACTCGCTATAATAGCGCAGCTAAAGGAGCTACTGCAGCTCGCTCGAAGATCTGGTCTGACAATACATACTTCGTCGGTCAAGTAGCTGGAGGCGACTTCGCCAACGGCGGCTTCGGACGCACACTCTCCTATGGTCCAGACGGCGGTGTATTCTCCGCAGAAGACTATCGCGACGAGCCAATTAAGAGCGACGTTCTTCGCGTTCTTAATAGCGTAGATGAAGTTATCATCAACACCAACGCTTGCGAAAAGATTGAAAACGTCTAGTCCTAGTAACTAGATTTATAGAAGCCCTCTCGATTCGTCGAGGGGGCTTTCTTATTTACAGACGTATATAAGTAGATGAGTCTAACAGATCTTATAACTGATAATCTAAAGTTCGCTATCTCTCAAATCAGCGTATCACTTACGACTAGTCCTAGTAACGGAGAAACTTACTCCGCTAATAAGCAGGACGCGGAGAGTGGCTTCGAGATATTCGAGGACGGACGAGAGGAGAATATAGATACTAAGTTCTACATAGCTAGATCCGACTACTCGATCCTTCCTTCGAAGGGGACTATCCTAACGGACGGAACTACTAATTTTAAAGTAATGTCCGTTCACGACGACGCTGTAGGAGTTACTCGTCGTCTCGATTGCGCTTCCGAATTTCAGAGATAAATAAGACATGGGATATTTAGATTTAGAAACCAACTTCGAGGACGCTGCTAAGATCTTCTTAGAGACCGCTACGGGGCTTCCAGCGTCGAGTCTATACGCTTCTCTAGATCAGGATACGTTTACGTCTCCTCGTCTTTCTATACGAGCTGAAATAGGAGGAGCGCAAGATCCACCTACAGTCGTTAATGGAAGCGTTCTAGAATATACGCAGTATGATTTTTCTCTTTCTATATCGATCATTAGCGACGCATCTATAGACGGAACTCAGACTAATCATAGATCTTATAGAGAGAAAGTTCGCGAAGCTATGCTTCTTAATGCCGATAACTGGACCACTGTAGACTCGAACTTCGATCCTATCCTTCCTTTCTACGAGGTTAAATATATGAGGCCCTCTGGGACTGACTTCGAGATAGACGGAGATATCGCGATCTCGACTCTTACTTATGAGATAAAGTTTACTATTAAGCCAAGCTACTTTAACGCGACGCCACAGCAGGCGCAGTCTCCTTCGACGACTAATAGTTCGACTTGCGCTACGAGTGTCTCGTCTAGTTATTCGAGTCTGAATACTTATACTTTCGCGACATCCGCTAGCTCTTCATATTCTAGTCAAAGCACTGGATATTTTACGATATCCTCTAGCACAGTAAATACTGCGACCTATAGTTCTACGGTTCCTACGACTACTTCTGGCTCTTCTACTACCTTCACGTCTTACCTTCCTACGAGCTATAGTTCCTCGGTGACTCAGAGCTATGTTACGAGTAGCTCGGCAGATGCTACGCACTATACTAGCTCGGCAAGCTATGCGACGACTAGCGGGGGATCATCTTCCTTCTCAAGCTATAATACGTATTCTACTCACTGCGCGACTTCCTGAAATTGACAAAATAATCTTCTCTAGATCATTCATCACTAAAACTAACTTTATAACATTATGGCAATTGTATCAGACGGCGATCAAAGATTCGCTATTGAAAACACAACTTTCGGCGGACTAATCGTAGAAAGCTACACGCTAACAAGTCCCGCAAATCGCGTGGATCTCGATAACGGAGACGGAGAGCCTCTAGGAGCTACTGTAGTTCCTCAGAGACAGGAAGTATCTCTTACTGTTCAAGTCGGAGCTTCTGCTCATACTCTCGCAGTAGGCGACGCGGTTACTTACGATAGTAATTCTATTATCGTTACTTCCGTAGATCTTAACGAGACACAAGCGGACTATCAGCGTTTATCAGTAAGCGGATACGTCAAAACTAACTAACCAATAGGATGCAGTGGGGGGCAGCAAGTTTTGATGACGCTGCCAAAAAGCGCATCGAAGAAGCATCGAAATTCGAGAAGAAACTTCGTCTCGAAGCGTTGCTAGGAATACCACAGTCGGTAGGCCCTTTCGAGCTTAGGCATATAACTCCTAGAGATGTATTAAAGCTAGAGTTCGCGGAGAATCGTATCGTTCTAGGAGAAGCCCCTAAGCTAGACGATTACGTTCATCTAGTATGGAGTCTATCTAAGCATAGGAGATTCTTTAAGACTAGTCAGATTAGAAAGATAACTGACGAAATAAGAGATTCGGAGTTCGTTAAAAACGAGATACTAAGTTTCTACGTGTCCTCCTTAAACGATCTTCCAGGCTATACTAGCGAGAGCGGCAGTAAGTCCGTATCCGAAGAGTATAAAAGCTCCGTTTACATCTGCTCTCTTATAGATAGCCTAGCGGACAGTTACGGCTGGAGTCTAGTAGAGATACTCGATCTACCCTTATCTGCCTGTCTACAGCTATTACAGCGAGCTATAAAGCGTAATCTAGGAGACAAGTATTCTCTAAGGAACGCTATAACCCAACAGGCGAAAGCTAAAGAACTTAATAGATTAAACTATAATGGCTAACTTCTCTCTTCTAGCTAAAATCGGAATTGATACTAAAGCTTTCTCTAGAGGGCTTAAAGGAGCGCAGAGTAGGGTAAGAGCTTTCTCTAAATCCGCGATAGGTCAGTTCGCTAAAATGGGGGCAGCCTTAGCGGGCGTAGGACTAATTAAGGCGATAGGATCTCTAGGCGTAGCTGCAGCGGAAACTGCTTCGAAGTTTAAAGCTGTATTCGGTCCAGCTACGGCTTCGATGAACGCGGAGATCGAGAAGCTTAGACAGACGATTCCTAGCACGAAAGCGGAGATGCAGGACGCTCTCGCTACGTTCGCTTCTATGGCTAAAGCGTTCGGACTAAACGAAAAGGCCGCTTCTATGTTCTCCGTAGAGATGGTTAAAGTCGCGGGCGATATAGCGAGCTTCCATAATCTTCCTATCGAGGAGACTTTTACTAAGATACGAAGCGCGATAAGCGGAGAGTTCGAACCGATGAAGCAACTCGGTATCGTTATTAACGAAGCTCGACTAAAGCAGGAGGCGCTTAATCTAGGAATCTACGACGGAGTAGGAGCTATGAACGCTGCGCAGAAAGCTCTAGCTGTTCAGTCTATAATGATTCGAGATCTAGGAGACGCTAACGGAGACGCGGCAGCTACTGCGAATAGTACAGCTAATCAAATTAAGTTTTTAAAGAAAGAGTTAGCGGAGACGGGGACGGAGATCGGCATAACGCTTCTTCCTGCTATCGCTACTCTAACGTCCGCGCTTTCTTCACTCCTTACTAAGATAGTAAACGCGACCGAAGGACTAGGAGAATTTATAGGACGAGCCATCTTTATGAACGGGATGAACGACATCACGTTTCAAGCCAAGCTAGAGCTAGAGTCGGAAGGAGCTTTCGACGGACTAGTTGGCGGAGCAGGTCAGCGAAAAAGGAAAGAGCTAATCGCAGCTCGCGTAAAAGAGATTGAAGATGAGAACTTAGCTCGCGCTAAAGCGGAATCTCAGCGGAAGGCCGCTAGAGAGAAAGAGATAAAAGAGTCTGGAGATCTAGAAGGAACTCTACAGGAGCAGATTAAAACGGAGACAGATCCTAAAAGAGCGCAAGCTCTAAAGGATAGACTCGCTGCGTATCAGGAGCTAATTAAAGCGGCAGGAGATCTAGAAGGAATCGATGCGCCTAAGTCTGAAGAGGGGGGCGGAGAAGGAGGAGAGGGTAAAGCTCTTACAGAAGAGGAGGAAAAGAAAAAGAAGCTCGAAGGATTAGAGGAGCAAATTAAGGATATGAAGCTAGAAGCTCTTAGAGCGCAAGCTAAGGGCGATAAGGAAGCTCAGGCCGCTTTAGAAAAAAGAGCGAAGCTCGCGCAGAGGATCGTAGATATAATGAGAGAGTATAACGTCTCTCGGGAGGAAGCGACATCTCTAGCTAATAAGACAGGAGAAGAAGTAGAAGAAGTAGAAGAGCGGAGAAAAAGTTCGCTAACTGGTCACGATTTAAGAAAGGCTTCGAATCTCGCAGGAAAGGGAGACGGAATTAGGTTCGAGAAACTAGGAAACGGAGGCTTCCAGCAGTTTGTAAACGGAAGAAAAGGAGATGTCTTCACTGAAGAACAAATGCAGGCTGGTTTACAGAAGCAGATAGATAAGGACGGAACAGAAGGACTCTTAGAAAAAATTAACGCTACATTAGAAGGCAAATTCGTATCGCAATAAATTATGGCTAGAATAGACGACGTTCCATCTGCTTTAACTTCTAGAATAAGCCTAGATAAGACTGCTAACTTCTTTATTAAAGATCCGAATATCCCTGAATCTTATGTAATCGTAGAAAAAGAAGTCCAAGATAAGACCAGTTACGAGCCAGCAGACATCGGAACCGCTCATCCTGAGAAGACCACATATTATCTTTACGAGGAATCTGTTAGAGATATAGGAAACGGAATTTTCGAGATAGAATCTAAGTATGCTATCGTTCCTCCGACTTGGTATTCTTTTGAAGCTCAAAGCGTCCCCTTTACTAAGTTCGCAGGGGTTACTGTTACGGGAGGAGGAGGAACGAGTATAGTTCAGAGTTTTTTATTCGGATGGCTAAATCTTCAAGGAATAGAAGACGTAAGAGACTTTAACGAATCTGTGTATTCTAGTAGCGAGCAGAAGCAGGGATCTATTAACTGTGTAGTTCGCGTTAAACACGAATATCAGTCTGCGAGTCTAGCTGCGATAAAGAACGGAACTCTCAATCCCTTTACTATCGAGACTGCTGGATATGAAGCTAATTCAGCAAATGGACAGCTCGGAAACGTAGACGACGATCTAACTTTTACTTTTACTCCTTCGGGTCCTTCTGAGCCTATAAAGTTCGAGGCAGGAAAGTATATCGGCAACATTTACTATAATAAGACCTACGAAATCGTTAGCAATTTTGTTATATGATCGAGAGACTAATCAGAGGAGAAGCTCCGTCTCTAATGGACACGGATAAGGCGAACGAGCTTATCGATGCCGTTAATGGACTCTATAACTCTACGGGGGGCGGAGGAATTACAGTAAGCCAAAACGGAGACGGATCTCTCCTTATAGCTCCTGCCAGAGCTGTCCCAGGAGTCATTAGGTATCATCCATTCGAGGTGATTAGCGTAAGCTCGGATTCGGTAGTTATAAATGCGGGTCTAGTAAATGGTGTATTGCCTTCTAATCTATCTACAAATAACGGAAGCGGAACGTCTTATATGTGCCTAGAGGTAGTTGGAAACGATGACGGAGTATCGTCGGTATCTCTAAAGAGAGAGACATCTCCTCCAGATGGCATACCTTGGGAGAAGAACGGAGTAGGAACTAGATTTAAATATGTCATTGCGATAGTTGAGGAGACAGCCGTAAGCGCACAAATAGTAAATTCGAATTTATCTTTCGACGTTTCAATAGCTGCTGAAATTCCTAAGAGTAGTGTGTCGATAGGAGAGTATCCTAATGATATATACTACTCTTGGCGTCTAACTAACTAATGAATGCCTTTTACTCACGACAGACCATCGCAAGGAAGACATACCGCAATAGCTTACTCCGTTAAGTTGGACGGAGTAAGAACTCTAGACGTTCAACGAAAAATGGTGGCTTTCAGTGACGACACTGATAACCTTAGACGTACAGAATCTACTAGTAGCGTAGGAACGGGAGACGGCTATATTTTAAGTGCAAATAGCAGTTATAGCACAAGGTCTGGACAGACTGAAACAGGAAGTGGTAGATCCAATTATTCTGGCACAACGAAATTCGAGAGCTACAGTAAATACCTCACTCGGCCAGGAAACTTTAGCACTACAAATGCAGAAGTGTCTGACGCAGGAACTACTACAGGATTCTATCTTACAACTAGATCACAGAGTAAATCGAAATCAAATTCAGTTAAGAGAGCGGCCGCCGTTGGCACAACCAATAGAATAAACGTAGGAGCTGGCTCTTCCTCGTATTTCACTTTATATGCGCAAGGAGCGACAGCAGGAGTTAAAAAAACTATTGTTAATTCTACGGCTTCTACAAACGACATTAGTAAGCGTAATGGACTACCAGATACCACATTCACAGACACTTTCGAAGATATATCAAGCGATGAGACAACTGTTACTCGTCGCGCAACTGGATTTAATTATACAATTAAAACATCACTCTCGATTACGACTAGGAACCGAAGACCACAAAACACATATAATACTACGATAAGCACTTACTTTCCAGGAGTAGGAAGCACAGAAATTAGCACTACAGGAGTTAGTTCAGAGACTTCATTTAACGAGTTCTCTTTCGCTGATTACGTTACGGGAAACTATGCAGTAGCAGTAGAGGCACGATCGACTTATAACGTTTCATCAATACACGGAGGAGCCTTTTGGGCAAAGGGAGGAACTAGATTAAGTAACGATTTCATCGTTGGTGCGCAATCGACTACTGTGCTCTCAGGGTATGAAAACCAATTACCTTTTAACCAACAATTTAGCTACGACGCTATCTACACAGGAGAACCATCGACTATCAGTTTAACAGACATCGTAAATGTCACCACAAATTCTGAGGACCAAACTCTGACAGTGGAGACAGTCGAGCTTACTAAGATGGCAGCTTCAAGCACTAACGCACCCAATTTCGTCGATTTTAATATAGAAAGCCAAGAGGCGATAATCTTTACTACTGCCACTTATTCTCAAGCGTTTCAATTGCCGACTACCACGACAGGGACTGGATTTACTACGGAAGAAAGCACTTTCGAGGTGGTAGGAAAAATCACGTCTCAATGTGAGTCGATCCTAAATAGTAGCACGGTAAATTTTTCGAAGACATATTCTGGCGAAAGCGGTATGGAAGAGGTCGCTTTTAGCTCTTTAGGAACAAGCGTAGGAACAGGCAGGGTAGAGTTTCAACTAACGAGAGAAGATGATGAAACGGAGGGGAAAAGTTTTTCTATAAGCTCAGTAAGCCCTGAAGATCTTCTGCGGTCTACGGCTTATGGTATAGGTCAAAAATCACCTACTAGGAATATAATAACTTACGACAAGGGGCTACAGGGAGGAGTTCAGTATGAGACGAATAACAACATTAGCGCAGCGATAAGAGAGGGTAAAGACGTAACTATATCTCATGCTTATATTACTACTACTGCTACTACTTCTAAAAACGCGTTTGGCTCTACGACCAGCCAGATAAACGTTACTATCAATACAAGCATATCAGGAACCTATTTAAGTTCTAACTTTCCTCTGACTTTTAGAGGACAGCTTAATAAATACGCTCCCTTCCTTCCTTCTGGAAGCTACGGAGACATATATTACTCATCTCCAAGCGTGTATGTTCATCTAGATCATTCACAGAACGGTTCTTCTATTATAAAATGCACTAGGGGTTTTACTTATAACACATCTAAGAGCGATAGCAGTATATCTACGACGCTCGACACAACTCTTTACGGAGTATTCAAAGTTGAAAATGGCGGAGGAGGTGCGAACTATCAAAAAACGAAGATGTATGCAGGCGTGTTAAACCCTGGAGGAGGAGGGGATTTTACGAATAGGAATGGCGCGGTAGTTAATGTAAACGCTCCTCCTGCTACATATTACGCATTCGGATCTAATGGATCTACGCAAGTAGATGAGGGCTTGACTCAAGTTGGCGACGGCAATAACTTCGTGACAAAGCAAATCCCCGCAAATGCGATGATATTTATGCACGAATCCATGCAAGCATTCGCTGATTCAGGGCCAGGAGTATTTGATCGAAAGCAGTAATTTATAAAATGAAAATAGCCACAGTAATCGTAGCGACTAAATCATATCTAGATCCTCTCGAAGTATGTCTTAGACGAGCTAGAACGGCTATAGAGTATGAAAGCGAAGGGATGGACCATCGTCTTATCGTAGTAACAGATAAGTCGAGTAAGAAGAGAGTAGATGCTTTGGCCGAAGACTTTGAAGATCGTGAGATTATAGCGATCGATATGGAGGAGAGCGGAGAACACTATAAGACGGATCGGCAGATCCTAATCGCCTCGCTACAGTCTACAGGATTTGACGCTGCGAGACGATGGGGATGCGATCTTCTCTGGAGCGTAGAAGCGGATGTTCTAGTTCCGCATAACGCTCTATCCGTCTCTCTAGATATGCTACGATTCGACGGAGGCTACTACGACGTATCATTCGTTACTTATCCTTCGCAAGGCGGTGGAAGCTTTCTAGGAGGATACGGAAGCTATACGCATCCTATCGAGGAGGACTTTTTACCAGAGGAGAGGACTCTTCCTAGTAAGCTAAAAATCTTACTAGATTCCTGCGAAGAGAGACTTAACGATAAAGATGCATCTAGAGAATCGTTCGAGAAGGAGCATAAAAGGATGTCTCGTATCCGCGAGAGAATTAAGAAGTGTCCTCCTAGCGGAAACGTCTTCGAGCTTAACGCGAAGAAGTGGAGACGTAGAGGATGGCTCGATAATAGTCACGTCGGAACAGGGAGAGGAGCGGTAATCGAGACGGACTGGACTGGATTAGGTTGCACTCTTATGAGCAAGCGAGCGGCAGCTCTAGCTCACTTCGACGGATACGACGGAGGAGGAACGCAGGATCTATATCTTAACTGGCACAAGTGGCATCCAGAAGGACTTCGCTTCTGCTGTATAACGCACACAGTCTGCGATCACGTAGTAAGAGACGATGACGCAGAAGGAGGACTTACTACTCTAAAGTCTTATCACGAAACAGAGGGAGAGACTAGAGGACATCTACGATATAGGAGAGTTCCCTTTCACAAATTTATATGAAGACACTACTAATAACAGGAAGCGCAGGATTCGTCGGATCTCATACAGTAGATTGGGCGATTAAGAATACGGACTGGAAGATAATCGGACTCGATTCCTTTCGCCACATGGGAGACGCGGAGCGAGTATCCGCTAATCCTCGATACTCGATGATCTGCCACGATCTAAATTCGCCTATCTCTAAGAGAACTAAGTCGAGGATAGGAGACGTAGATTATATTATAAACTGCGCGTCTATCTCGCACGTCGATACTTCGATCGAAGATCCTATCTACGTCTGGGAGTCGAATACTCGACTTATGGGAAACATCCTAGAGTTCGCTCGCGAGCTTCCTAGTCTAGAGAAGTTTATTCACTGCTCTACGGACGAAGTATTCGGATCTGCTTACGGAGAGCATTGCCACCACGAGTGGGACGTTATCGCTCCGTCTAATCCTTACGCTGCGTCTAAGGCCGCGCAGGACGCTCTAGCTTTCGCTTACTGGAGAACTTACGGAACTCCGATCGCGATTACGCACTGTATGAATATGATCGGAACGAAACAAGATCCTGAGAAGTATCTTCCGAAGATCGTATCTCGCGTGCATAAAGGAGAGAGCGTAACGGTCCACGGACAGCCAGATAAAGTAGGATCGAGGATGTATATCGACTGTCGTAATCTAGCGGACGCTTGGTTATTTATGTTAAAGGAAGTCGAGTTCGCTGAATACGGAGAGAAGTATAGTCGAATGACTAAGTTTAATATAGCAGGACTAGAGGAGATAACGAATCTAGAACTAGCTAAGAAGATCGCAGATAGGATGGATAAGGAACTAATATACGAGTTCGTAGACTTCCATAAGACTAGAGCAGGACACGACTTACGTTACGCTCTAGATAGTAGTAAGATTTACGAAGCAGGATGGCGTCCTCCTATCGAACTAGACCAGACTTTCGACGAAGTAATCGGACACGTTAGAGACCACGAAGAGTGGCAGGAATAATTGACACGGAGAGCTTTTTAAATGGGACAGTCTATAATTATAAACTTCGACTCTGAGGATCTAAATACAGCTAGAGCTAGGAGCGCAACAGATTTAAGGAATCAGGACTTCGCTCAGTTCGTAGCTGGCGATGCTTTGGTATTAGATCTCTTCCTTACAGGAACTAGCGGACTTTTAAATATACAGGACTACGCGGAAGTAAGAGTAGGAATAGGAGATCTAGACGCTAGACCTACGAGCGGAACTTACTCGATAGATACTAGTAACACTTTAAACTACAACCACAGCGCATCTGAGCTAGAGTCTATTATCGACTCCGATGTAGCTGCAGCAACAGTAACGCGGCTTTCTTCCTTCGTTTTTAAAGTTCAATTCGACGCTGCAGGAGCGCAGACTATTCCTGCTATCGATTCGCGACTACTAACTCCTAGTAGCACTGTTAGCGTAACGAAGCTCGTTACAGGAGACGCTACGACTAAGGAAACTTGGCTTTGGCGGATATATCAAAACCCCGCGGCCTTCACTAAGACTTTTACTAATATAAGCGGAGACGGAGTTCGAGGAACTCTATCTCTAGCCACTTCGGGCATTTACGATCTTCTAGGAATAAGTTCGGCCGTGAAAACTTTCTTCGAAGTAGAGCTGACGGACTCTAGCGGAAATGTTCAAACAGTCCTTCAGTCTAGAGTAAAACTTAACGGAGAAGTTATCGGACATAACTTCACTGGATCGATTCCTGTTAGTCCTTCGATTCCTCCTTCCGCTACCGACTTCCTAGAGTCGTTTCCTGAGCCTACAATAATGGATCAGCTAACGATCAAAGCTGACAAATCTCCTGACGAGAATGCTGTCCTAGAGATGGTAGATAAATCTACTCCAACAGCACTAAGAGGTGCTCTAGAGAAGATTAACGGAGTCCTATACGTCGGTCCATCCACAGTTGAGACTGATCGTTGGCGATTCCAGCATGAAACTGGAACTATAAAATCTTTAAACTTTCCAACTAATGCAGGGCTAAGATTAGGCAGAGGTGGTTCTTTCTTAAACTATTACGATGAAGGACAGTTTACTCCAAAGCTAGAAAGTGGCGATGGGTCTGTTGTTCAAAATGATTACGATCGAATGCAGGCAAACTATGTTCGAATAGGAGACTTGGTTCAGATAAATATATATATCAGCATCTCTGATTTTACTACTGCTTGGAAAACATCTACGAAGAATTGGAGAATAACAGGTCTTCCATTTGACGCTATCGGATTCCATAACATAGAGATCCGTCCCGTTAAGGGATGGCTCGATCTGGGGAATGATAACATTACAGGTTCTTTAGGAAGCGGTAACAATTATCTTTGGGTCGAAAAATTTATAGATGGAGGAACTACCGCTGGTCAGGGTGCGAATACTTCTAGAATAAATGGCAATAGCTTTAACACTCATCCGTTTAACTTTAGCAGTGGAGGTACAAATGCTTTCCAATTCATTGTGACGGGTGCTTATAAAACTGATGATGCTTAATCTTGAATATAAACCATACCAATGGAAGATATAATTTTTAAATCTACAATCGGAACAGGAGGCTTTATCGCCACTATCGAATTGGCTCCTATTAACGAAGCACTAGGAATGATCGTAGGTTTATCTACTCTAGTTTATATGACAGCTTCCGCTATAAAAGTAATAAGAGAGCTTAGAAAGAAATAGTATGACGCCAGAACTATTAGCAATGCTAGGAGGAGGACTTAGCGGATTCGTAATGAAGATGATCGCTAACCAAGCGGAGACGCAGGCGCGTTTATTCGAGCAGACTCTAGCGAAGCAGAAAGTAGCGGACGTATCCGCGAACGAAGCTGCAGCTAGAGGAGGAGCTTTAATGCGTCGCGTTATTACTTGCGTAGTCCTATTCGCTATCGTCGTAGTTCCTACTGTCGTCGCTTTTACCGATATAGGAGTAAGCGTTAATCGAGAGACGGACGGATTCTTCGGACTATTTAAAACAGTTAAATGGGATCAGATTAGCGGATACGTTATCCTTCCAGAAGTTAGACAGGCAGCTCTAGCGATCGTCGGATTCTACTTCGGATCTTCTCAAGTTAAATGAATGAACTCTTAGGAGTTATATCCGCGCTTTGGCCCGTATCTTTAGGACTAATAACTTTAATCGTAGTCCTAGCTAAGATGCATTATAACATAACGTCTTTAACCGAAAAAGTTAAAGTCCTCTTCGACTTCCATAATAGGAAGAAGTAGCTAACGCTTTACAGACGATCGATATCTAATATCGATTCATATAGATGACGCCTAACCAACAGCAAATCGTAGACGCTTATATTAAAGCAGGGAGCTTCTCTGGGGCAGCTAAGTTACTAGGAAAGGATAGGAATAATCTAAGAAAGGTTATAAAGCTACTAGAAGCTAGAGGAGAAGTTCCTTGGCGCTCTAAAGCTCCGACGCCCAATCATCTCGAAGTAGCTAACTCTACTGTTCAGTATAACGCGCAAGGAGAAGTCGTTCAGGAGTGGAGGAGACAGTTTCCTTCTATCGAGCTTTTAAGCGATATAGTCGAAGGACTCTGCGACCAAGCTAGAGGAAAGGGCAAAGCTCCTAAGATAAAGAATAGATCGCGAGACGATATTCTATTCGAGATAGATATCTACGACGCGCACGTAGGAATGTATGCGGACGAGAAGGAGACTCTAGACGAGAACTACGACTGCGATATCGCGTCGCGTCGAATGATCGAAGCTACGCAAGCTCTCGCGGATCGAGCGGATAGTCCTAGTAAATGCGTTCTAGTCTTCGGAGGAGATATGTTACACGTCGATAATCGATCTAATCAGACTCCAGCTAGTGGACACGTCCTAGACGCGGACGGACGTTATCATAGGATAGTCGATTATATTATCTCCGCTTGCCGAGAATGCGTCGATATAGCTGCGAGAATAGCCCCTAGCGTCGAGATCGTCGTCCTAGAGGGTAACCACTCCGCTCACTCCGAATTATGGCTAGGAAGAGTCCTAGAAGCTTTCTATTCGAACTGTCCTAATATCGAAGTTAAGACTAATCCGAATCCTCGTAAGCATCTTATCTGGGGAGATAATCTTCTCGTCTGGGCGCACGGAGATCGAGTTCCTGCTGTGAAGTGGCCTTTGATTATAGCTGCGGAGTTCGCTAAAGAATGGGGAGCGACTAAGTATCGACATCTAAAATGCGGACACGTTCATCATAAGAAGTCTATGGCTCCAGTCGTTATCGACGAGCAGAGCGGACTCGTAGTAGAGTTCCTCGAAGCTCTCTGCGCGACGGACGCTTGGCACGCTAACTCTGGTTATATAGGATCGCAGAAAGGAGCGAGCGCGTTCGAATATCATAAGAGCGAAGGACTTCTAACGAGACACTTTAAAACTGTATGAGGATTATCGCGCTAACTGGACCGAAGACTGTAGGAAAAACTACTGTCGCTAACGCCATAGCGGATAACGTAGATAAGATAGTTTATATAATGTCTTTCGCGGAGCCAATGAGAGCGATGCTCGAATCGATCGGAGTCGAGAGTATCGCTCTACATCATCCGTCGTTAAAGGAAAGTCCGATAGAAGGATTAGGAAAGAGCGCGAGAGAACTACTACAGACTCTAGGAACGGAGTGGGGTCGAGGAATGGTTAGCGAAAACATCTGGCTCTGGGCGATGTCTAAGAAGATAGAAGAAGCAAAGTCCGACGGAGTAGATATAGTCGTAATCGACGACTGCAGGTTCGATAACGAGGCGGACTGGGTATCTAATCTAGGAGGATCTGTTATCCGACTAGAGAGAGACGGACACGAATACGGAGAAGACGGACACGCGAGCGAGCAACCTATCGACGAATCTAAGATCGATCTAACGTGCGACGCTTCGGACGAATACAAATCGGCAGAGAAGATTATCGAATATGGAACCTGATCGATTAACATATAATCTATTATTGATGCAGGCGACGGAAGACGGATTCGAAAAAGCTAAGGGTATCTTAGGAGAACACTTTCCGAACTATGCTATCGTGGTCCAGTATGAGGACGGAAGCATTTGGCACGAAGCGAATAACTCTCTAGTCGAGAAGGCTCTATATATAGAAGCTCTCGATATGCTAAAGGAAGAAAGACGAGCGGACGAAGAGTTCGACGTAGACTGGGACGAAGAAGACGACGAAGAAGTCGATCGCTCTTGGCTCGAAGACGACGAGGAAGAGGAAGACTAAATAGCTCCTAAGTCCGATAGATACTAGCATAGGCGCGTGCAGCCGTTTGAGAATAACCTTGACTCTCAAACAGGTGCTGCTATACTGTAGTTCGAAAGTTAGGAACTCTTCCTAATTCTAAACAGTAAAAATACGACCTATGATTACTAACAGGAAAGCACTAAAGAAGTTAGCCTTAGAGATGGCTAACGACTACGACGATAACTCGAAGACGAGAGTCTCGAAAGACTTCTTAAAGCAAGTCGAAGAAGTTACTTACTACGTGACCATGCAAATGGTTAGAACTCAAATCTCCGACAAGGGTATGACGTTAAAGTCTACCGACTGGGGAGATAAAGTTATCCGCAACGGAGAGCGGATCGATAGAGAGGAGGAGAAGTAAGATGGAAGATAATCGAGATTGCGCGGTAAGAGCGTTACAACACGCGGGCGGATACGAGTATAAGGAAGCGCAAGCTATCATGTCCTACTTCGGTAGGAGACTAGGAAGAGCAACACCTTGGGCGAGTATTCATAAAGCGTTCGATCAGACTCTCCGCGTTAAAACTAGAAAACGCTATGTAGGTAAGACAGTTTATAAAGCTCTCTTAGGACTTCCGAAAGTCGGAACTTATATCATAAGCGTTCGAGGACATATCTTTACTTATAAAGACGGAGAAGTTAAGGACTGGATGCAAAGTAGTAGTCGAATGAAGATCGACCAACTCTGGATAGTTAAGGGTAAGAAGAGGACGCGAGCTATCGATAAAATTATCGACGAAGGAATACTACAAGTCGAAGATCCGAAGAGACGGAAGAATAGGAAGAGATATAGAATCGGAGTTCCTGTATCTTATCCTCTTAGCGAAGTAGGAACTTTTAGAATCGGAAGCTATCTAGCTTACTCTAAGGACGAAGCTAGGAGCTACGCGAAGCGTCGAGGAGGATATCTCTGCGAAGATAAGTGGAGGAAAATATGAGAATAGAGCCTTGACTCTCGATCCTATCTCCGACTTGCTCTTCTATATCGACGCGATTCTCGTCTCGATAATACGATAAAAATAATACGACCAATGACTAATATCCTCGAAAAACTAACACGCTCCTACGCTCTACTCTTCGTAGTATTCGTAGCTCTTCCTTCTATCGTTCGAGTAATCGAATCTCTCTAATCCTAATACTAATACGACCTATGAAAAAACAAAGACTCAAACTTAACTCCGATCTTCATACTCTTCCTAAATATACTTTAGGACTTGGTAGAGCTAATCGCAAGATCGCCCAAGTTCGTTATAAGAACTCCGCTAGAGATATCGCAGAAGCTAAAAGCGAAGGATTCGATATCTCTACCGATTGGACATACTCTCCAATCTTAACTCAGAAGCAAGCGTCGGAATTAGCAGGACGCTTGCGTAGAATAGAATACGATGTCGAGGATACTTATAATATCGTAACTAATCCTTTAACCTAAATAAACAAAGTCTCGCTCGCACGACGCGGGCGAGACGCTAATCCTAAAAATAATACGACCTATGAAAATTGAAATCCGAAACGCCAAGACCGATAGCTTCTCTAATTTCTTCGATATCTATATCGACGGAGTAGCTCTCTCCTTTAACTACATCGAGGACTCTCATCGCGGAGCTTATCCTTTTAGTCATTACCAACATAAGTATAACCCCAATAAGCTACAGCATATAGATACTCAGATCGCTTCGATTAACGTCGAGCTAGAGAAGCAAGATACTAACTTCGAGATCGAAGTGTTACACGCTCTCGAAGGAATACACTTTGCTTACGCTCCTCAGGGTAAGATCTTCGCAGGACATATTAACTAATCCTATAACTAACACGACCTATGAAATTAAGAACAGCTATCGCTAAAAGTAAGAGACGCTTCGTCCTCGTTGCGTTTAACGTATCCGATACTCATCAACTAGAGATAAGTAGAGAGCAAGCTAGAGAAGTCTTCGCGGACTACTTAGACGTCTGGGACGAGTGGGATAAGAACCACTTCGAGGACGCGAATATATTCGCTCATTACGACGAGGATACTAGAACCCTTTGGTTAGGATAAGACTATGAATATAATGACACTTATCCTCGCGCTAATCGCAGTCGAATCTAACGGAAACGATCGAGCTATCGGAGACGACGGACTCGCTTACGGAGCTTTACAGATTCACGCTTGCTACGTCGCGGACGCTAACGAGTTCGCCAACGAAGATTGGACTCACGAAGACGCTTACGATCGCGATAAAGCTATAAAGATCTTCCTCGCTTATATGGACCGCTACGCTACCGAGAAGCGTCTAGGAAGGATCGTTACTATAGAAGATATAGCTCGTATCCATAACGGCGGCCCTAACGGATATAAGAAGGACGCTACTCTAAAGTATTGGCGGAAAGTAAAAGCCGAACTAATCTCTCGCGGAGTTTATCCTCCGCATAACTAAGAACCAAAATAGATAAAATAATATGGCCGTATTAACAGCTAAAGCCGAATCCTCGTCTGGCTTTCAAATAGACGAGTTAGCTCCTAGTGGCGATTACGTCGCTACGTGTATCGATATCGCGGACGAGTTCTCCGTTCCGCGTCGCAAGTATCAATCGGAAGAGATGGAGGACGTAGACGTTACTCGCTTTCTCTTCGGATTTAAAGGACAGGACGGACGACTTCATAAAGTTCAGACGTTCGAGATGAAGATCAGCGGATCTCCGAAGTCTACGCTATACAAGTTCTTAACCGCTTGGTTAGGAAAAGCTCCTGACTACGGATGGGATTACTGTTCTCTAAAAGGACAGGGGGCGGTTATATCCGTAGAACAGAG